CCGGTCCGGAAGGCAGTGTTGAGGGCGCTGGTGCTAGACACAAGGACGCTCAAGTTCATGCCGCCCATAGTGCCGATCATGCCCGTGACTTGTGTGATTCCGGTGATGAGTGGGGCTAAACCCGCTGTCATGGGCTCCCACAGGTTCTCGCCTATCTGTCGGACAGCATTGAGCGATCCGGCCATGGAGGTTATAATGGGCGAGATGGCTGCGTTTATGGGGCCTCCTATGTCCTTCAGGATGGCGTTGAATGAGTTTTTGAGGACCTGGAGCGAGGCCTTCATGTTGTCCGCGCCGGCCTCAAAAGATTCCCCTATAGACTCTCCTTTCTTGCCCGCCTCTACCGTGTCCTCGATGGACTGCCGCCATTCGTCGGTGTGGCCTATCATCTTGGTCAGGGCGTCCATGCCGTAAGAGCCGCCCAGGGTTTTGGCAGTCGAGAGGAGCTTGTCGGCTGGCAGGCTCTCCAGGGCCGACCCGATCCTCAGGATGGTGTCCGAGGGATCGGTGCTCATGGCCTGCATGAACTCCTCTGTGGACACCCCAAGGAGAGAGGCAGCTTCGGCCTGAGACTTTTCGTTAGTGGTGAGCTGGTTTAGCAGCGCATCGAAGCTTCCTGCAGCTCGCTCTGCTGACGGGAACACGGAGCTGAGCATCCCGCCCCAGCCAGCCACTTCGTAGGCACCGGCACCGAGGGAGGACATTGAGCCCGCGACTCTGGTCGAGAAGTCGAGGACGTCCTTCTCTGTGGCATTGAAATTGTTGCCCACATAGTCCACCGCAGAACCGAACTGCCTCGCGAACTCTGAAGAATCTTGGACTCCTTCCGGCAGGCTCTTGAGCTGGCCTTTGATCTTGCCTATGGCGGTGGCTGCCTCTTCAGCGGGCATATCGAAGGCAGAGCCCATCTGGAGGGCTACCTCAGTGAACCCGGCAATCGAAGCTTTCTCGATGCCCAGAGAACCGGCTGCCGCGGCAACGCTCTGGATCTCGGCAACTGTTGTCGGCATCCGGGAATAGAGGTTTGTGAGGCTCGCGTCCAGCTCGTTGAATGCCTCCGTGCCCTTCTCGATCCCGGTGGTCTTGCTGATCTGGGCCATGCCAGCTTCCCATTCCATCGCGGCACGGGACGAGGCCACGCCCAGGGCTCCAGCTGCGGCTACTCCGGCCACTGCTGCGATACCGACCGGCCCCATAGCCAGAGCAGTGCTGCCCGCGATGTTCCCGAGAGCCCCCAGAGGCGCGGTGACTCCCTGAACCAGATCGGCTCCTATGGTCATCCCGGCTTGCTTCCAGTTCTTGCCTGAAAGAGCCCCGGATATGCCGCCTGAGAGCTGGCCGCGTAGGTTCTGCTCGATCCCGGCTACGCCTGCGGATGCATCTTGTTTTGCTTTGGCGAGCCCGGCCTGGAGCCTGGAGTCGTCAGCATCTATGATTACGGTTGCTCGGCCTACCTCAGTCATTGAACCTCAGATTTATTTAGTTTGAGTTCGAAAATGGCGATCATGAAAAAAGTGATAGCATTCCTATTGGTGGTTGGCTTCTTGGTGGGGGCCGCACAAGCAAGATCCCCGGTGCCAGGCGATTATGTGCGCGTGAGCGGTGTTATGACCAGCATGTCTTTCAGCTATGAGGGAATAATCACCGACATAAAAGACGGCCTGATCTGCCTAAACTGTTCCCGCATGAGTGGAATATATTCAAGCGAGGTACATGACATCGACCGGGAATATCCCTTCGATATCTGCATAGGATCAGGCACTATAATTAGCCTGGTCTGGTTGGTAGACTAAGGCGGCCCGCCCTCGCCTACGTCCTTCATCATCTGGATGTGGTCGTCTAGGGAGGGCTGTCGGTCCTTCGGCTGCGCTCCAGGAACGACATAGAACTCCCGGAACGGCGGCAGGCCCTCGTTAAACCACTTGGCTACCCCGGTGGCAGCGGAATAACCGGCGAACGCTGCCAACCTCTCCTGCCGTGCGTCCTCATTCCGCTTGTGCTCGACCAGAGCGTTAAGCTCATTGGCCGTGAGGCTGAGAAATATGTCGGTCGAGAGCCCCAGCTCAACCAGCCCTATCCTTGTGGCTCGCTGCCAGAAAGTTTCTGGAATGTCGCTATCTTCTTCAGATCGTCCGCAAGCTCCAGCCTGGCTACCTCTAGTTTCGCCTCGGCCTTCTCCTTGTTGATCCTGATAGTCTCTTCCTCTCTGGCAATGTTCTCTTGCCAGACCGCAATCGAAGAAGGGTCATTCACAACCAGATACGAGTGGTAGACTTCCCTTACCAGAGTCTCCAGGTCGCCTCCTCTGTCGAGATAGCCCTGGATGGCGATAGCCGCCTCGCTGGGCTCATCTTTCTTCCCGAGGCCGTCAATACCACAGGCCGCGGCAACAGCAGCTTCCAGAATGTCAGCTATCTTGAGGAAGTTGCTGAGAATGTATCCAGCATGGACAGCCATGCCCGGCTTGAAGATCTCGTGCCTCTTCAGGATATCTTTGGCCCGGCTTTCGAACTTCTGGAGGGCCCGGAAGTTCCATCTTAGTTCTCTCGTCTCATCCATATCGAGCGTGATAAAGCTCTTTCCTGCATCTTCGTTTGACATATCAAATCCTTCCTAGGAGGGAGGGCTCAGCAGTCCTTCGCATAACCACATCATCGCCCAGCCCATATTCATGTTTCGGGATAGATCTCCCCGTTTCCTTTTATGGTTATGGCCCGTTCCTGGGCTTTGTCTGGATTGGCCACAATGCGATCCAGTGATAGGAGCGTGCCCTCGCCGACGAAACTTTTAGAGGTAGTGTAGATACTGTATATCTTCCAGATGAGCCGGTCGGCTACATCAGGGAGATCGGCCTCTCCGGTGTAATAGAAGGCGCCTGCCGATATCTCCCATGATCTCCGGCCAGATATCGAATTGCCCCAGCCAGAGTCGTCGATGCTTGTGGTATCGATCTCCCGGCCATCGATCTTCAGCTTGCCGTCGTAGACCAGCAGGATCTTCACGAAGTTGGTTTCGCTCCGGCGCTTTCCGGTCGCGGTGATAGTGTGGCCGCTCATGGAAGTTTCGAAAGTCACAGAGCCGCGTAGATAGTTCACAGTGAACCCTGAAGTCACTGGCGTTCCGTCAGACTCTATGACCAGCGTCTCATCTTCATCCCAATAGCGGCTGCCTTTCGCAGCCTGATAAGTGAGATGGTCGCCAGAATCAGCCATCGCTAGATCAGTAAAGGTCACCGATGCTTTAGTTGGATCGTCCTTGTATAGAGCGGCGGAAAAGCCGCTCACCGCACTAGTCATTAGACCTCCTCTATTTTATTGCAGCCAGAGCGCCGCGATTCTTGATAGTCCAGTCGGCCTTCTGTTGGGTGGCTGTGCCCGCCAGGACAAGGTTCCCGCTGTTCACTCCGCAAGCCATCGACCAGCCCACAGGAGTGGCTGTTGGCGTGCCGCTCTGCAGGATCTTGGCGTAGATGGTGCTGCCATCTATGATAGCTGCTATGATGATCGCAT